ATCAACTAGCACCTATCACCATCTCTGGTAATGCTCAAGAGGATAAGGGTGGCACATCACAGGAGAGAGCAACTGGTGACGGTGAAGGTGTCTCGTCATTGAAGACAGAAAATCTACCCAAGATGTCTGGCAGTGCAGGTTATGTATTCTTTGAGACTCATGACGGTTATGTATTCAAATCACTTGACCAGTTAGCATCTGATGGTAGTGATAGTTTTGGTGGAGAGAAAGTAAAATACACATATAACTATGGATATGTAAACACAGAGGGTAAAGTAGGCACTGAGCATCTAAACATCCTTGATTATACATTCTCTAATGAGTTGAATATGCATAAACAACTAAGAGAAGGACTTTATTCAACTGTGTGTATTTTCTTTGATGTAAACAAGTGCTACTACGAAGAGAATATCTTTAAGATGTCTGACACTTTTGATGAGATGTCACACCTAGGTAGTCAGGACAAGATTCCTAAGGGACAGAAAGAATTAGCAGAGCACGCCACTAGAGTCATGGCACAGATGATTAACAGTGAAATGTTTCATGAGGACCCAGACACAAACGGGGCTGACAATGCAGCATACAAGGACTATAATAGATATGCCATCGCTCAGTCTAATGCCAGGTATAAACTAGCTTCTAACCAAGAGCTAAATATTACAGTGCCACCTAACCTTACTATAAGGGCAGGTGATAAGCTGGAATTATTATTTCCAAACATGACTAGTGATGAAGATAGAAAGACAAACCCATATGATGAAGAGCATAGTGGTAACTATCTAATTAAAAACATTGGATACAACTTCACTATGAGAGGTGCTCAACCAAAAACTGGCACCACTAATATCACACTCATTCGGGATTGTTTCGGTAGAAAGAATACAGCTAGCAAGGTAAAGTAACATGGAATCAATCGAAAAACATATTGAGGTAGACAAGGAGATTCTTCAGAATCCCATGACCTCACCCCAACAACGTCGTCACGTCGAAGAAGAGTTGCACGACCTAGAGGAGTATGTTGAGCATCACAAGGAAGAGATTGAAGCAGGCGACCACCACGACCCATCTCCACTTGAATTGTATTGCGACCAACAACCAGGAGCTCCTGAGTGCAAGATTCACGATAACTAATTATGGCGTTTGAGAGTTACGGTGTCCGCTCATCCAACTTTGTAGGCAAAGATGGCTTCCGTTGGTGGGTGGGGCAAGTCGAAAAGACTGATGAAAATGTAAAAAATTCTAACCGTTATAAGGTTAGAATCATTGGTCACCATCTCGCTGACTGTGAGGGTCAAGGGACGGACGAATTGCCATGGGCGAATTCCGTTGCTCCAACAACTAATGCTTTCACTGCAAGTGGAGGTGCAACCACTAACCTATCCTATGGTGACTGGGTTATTGGTTTCTTTATGGATGCTGAGATGGCACAGCAACCATATATTCTCGGCAGTATCGGAGCAATCCGTAATGCTAGGTCTGAAAATGACCCTGCCATCTCACAATTTTTAGAGGAGAATCAAGAGGGGTGCAGAGCATTCAAAAACTTTGCTCCTGGACCAGTAGCAGGCACCCCTCAGGTAGTAACACCTCTCAGTAAAGCAGAAGTAGAAGCAGCAGCGGCAGGCGTAGTAGCACAGGCAGCAGCACCACCTGGCACCGCCACCAATCCAGAGAAAGGATACGGTCAAGCACCTGCTATCGCTTATCTAAATTGTCCTGGCAGCTCAATGAATGAAGCTGCTGTTAAATGCACAACCATCTCACAAGCAAGTTGTCCTACAGGTAAGACAGCATCCAAGCTCGAGATTGTATTGTCTGAAATGTTTAAGGCAATCTCTGAGTCTGGAGGGCAGGTAGGAAGTTATCTCACCAGTAAGGTCACAGGGTATGCCCGTGAAGGTGAAGCATTTGTCATGGGTTATATCAATAAGATTATGGCAATCATCAACCAGAGTTTCTCTTGGTTGAAAGGTAAGTTATATAATCTTGTCAAAGATGGTGTCCAACTACTCATCAATAGTTTACTCTCACTTATTACCGACAAGGTAAAACCACCCGACGCTAAACCTCCCTACGACCCCAAGAATCCAGAGAAAATTCTTGACCAGATTCAAAAGTTTCTAGAAGATACTCTAGCAAAGATTGGGTGTAGTATCGAAGACCTTTACGAGAGACTACTAGCATTTATTACTGACTTTATCTTTGGTGCTCTCGATGACTTCTGGTCTGATGCTCTCTGTGGTATCGAGACTCTAGTCAATGGATTGTTGAGCGGCATTGAAAACTTCTTGAGCAATGCTATTAACTCTATCATTGAGCCATTGCTAAGCATTTTGGAAGGCATCATGGCACCACTTGATGATGTCTTCTCCACCATTTCAGAAATCATGGACCTCTTGGGCATTTCTTGCTCAGGTCTGCCAGCAGAGTGTAAAGAAGTTATCACAGATTGTGGTGAAGGACCAAAGACTAAGGGTAGAAGTTTAGCAGATGACCTAGATGATTTACTCGCAGCAATCTCAGCAGATACTAAACCATCACCATCGATTAGTGCATGTGATGATGCGAAGAGTCCTGTTACACCCGTATTAAATGTTGCTATTACGGGTGGCACTTTCTTGCCTCAGACAACACCTATTCCACCATCACAAAATGTCCCTACACCACCAGCAGCTGGCACCGTTACTCTAGATATTATTATTGAACCTACTAGTGCAGTAATCACACAAGGTAGCACACATACATTTACTTGTGTTGGTGCTAGGTCTGATGCTGGTACTGTAACATATCAGTGGCAAACTTATAGCGTTAGTAGTAACACATGGTCGGATGTGTCCAGCACGACAACTAGTTTTACAACAGATGTCGAAGGCAATTATAGGTGTGTAGTAACTGGTGATTCTACCACAATTCCTACCTTTATTAATTCACAACCTGCATACCTAACAGTAACACCAAATGCAAACACTCCATCACCAGGCACTCCTCCTTCATCATTCGGTTTCGTTAGTGGGATTAACGTAGCATTTGTTGGTAAGTCTAGTGTCATTACAAATCTAAATGGCACATCATCTTTTGTTTACTCTGGCACTAGCTCCAATCCATCTTCTCCATCTATTTCGATTGGAGGCACAGCAACTTCATCATTCACATCAGGTGTTAATACACCTATTGGGTCATCAGGTGCCAAGTATACTCTCACTGCAACACCAAAGATAGTAAAAGCAGGTGGGACTGTAACACTTGAATTGACTACAGAAAATGTCCCTAATGGCACGGTGCTTGACTTCTATATCTTCGCACCAGAATTAGCATTGAGCGATGTCTTAGACAACACATTGTCTTACAAGTTTACTGTCAAAGATGACAAGGCAAAGAAACTTATTACCTTTGCAGATGAGTTGAGTTTCTCCACAACTATTGCTGTCTTTGCTGCACTCAAGAGTGGGTATGCAGCAACACAGTTTGCTGTGGTAGGTAATGCTCCATTCCCTCTACCAACACCAACTCCAATCACCCCCACACCACCTATTGCATGTCAACCAGTGGTGTCAGAAGACGGAGAGATTATTGATATTGCTATCTGTAGCGTCGGCAGTCCATACAGACAAGCACCCAAGATTTATATTCAAGGTAATGGTGCGGGATATGGTGCCTCAGCAGTAGCAGACTTAGATAAAGATGGATTTCTTAAGAGAATCAGAGTCATGCGTCCTGGTAGAGGTTATCCACCCAATCCACCAACGGGTTTAGATTGTATTATTACTGGTTTTACTATTATCAAGACAGGATTTGGTTTTGATGAACCACCAGCAGTATTTGTTGACGGTGACTTAGATGTTGCTGAAGCAATTATCCGTGATGGTGTGTTGGTTGACATCAGAGTGAGAGATAAGTCAAGGACATTTACTTCTTATCCAAAAGTTAAGATTGTTGCCACGTCACAAGGTGTAGGTGCTATTGCAATCGCTAACGTTGCTTGCCTAGATAAGCAAGATGTAAGAGAGATTGCAGAGGTCGTTGGACCCACACCTGAAGGTGAATACATCGACTGTCCATAGGAGATACAATAAATGGCAAGCGACAACAAAGCAGACGTTACATATGGTGGTGGAGACTTTAAGAGTCCTTGGGCTGATACCGAGTTGGCATTTGATGCCTCTAATATTTCATGGGAAGAAACGGAAGCGTTGTATCCATTGGAAGGATGTCAGGTCAGTCTCATCCCACCATCTGCTGATGTAGGAATAAGAAATAATAACATCTGGTTTACTGCAGAAAATCCTTTTGGTGATAGTAGTTTTGGTATCATTGGTAGCACTGGGTCTCACTTCAGTGTAGATGAGAAGGGCACAGTCCAAGTAAAAGCAGCAAGTCCAGTCGCAGAAGACTTAACTTGTGGCAGAATTGAAGTTGAGTCACAATCAAACATCAGAATCAATGCTGGCACGTCTCTTGCTATTAATGTTAATGCATCAGGTCAACATGATGAGGAAGGTGATGTTAGTAATTCTAACACACAATCTGTAGATAAGAAAAGATATCCTGCATTCTCTATCAATGTAAGCAATGGCGGATTAGATATTGAATGTGCTGATGGAGATATCTTCTTCAGTGGTAAGAATATTACCATGAATGCTGCTGAGACATTGACACTCAACGCGACAAGGGCAGTTAATATCTTGTCAGGATATGAGCCAACAGCAGTAGCAGCAGCGGCACTTGGTGGACTGTTTGGATTTGAGTTGCCAGACTCTGGTGGTGGTGAAGTTGTAATCAAAGCAGGTAAATTTAAGAATGATGCTACCACGGTAGAAACTAATGCTGTAAAGAATACAGAGAAAACAACTGGCGCTAAGACAACAGAAACTGGGTCACCTATGGGCACCAATTCTGTTAGACAGTCTGGTGATTTGAGTCTAGCAACATCAGGTAACGTTTGGATTGCTGCTGGTCAGAAGATGCGTATCGAAGCGCAAGGCACAGTCGTCAACCCAACTGGTCCTGCAGTCCCACCTGTCTGGGGTGCTACTCAACTTGAAAACTTAGTAATTGCTGTCAACAAAGGTAACACACCTGGCAAGACAGTATTCAAGACCGAAGTGCATAACGGTGACTGGGTTACTACCCTTCTTGGATCAGGCAATGCTGCTATTGCCACCTCAGCAGGTTTTATCGGTCTTGTAGGCGGTCGTGGAGACGCAACAACGCTTACGGGTAAACCAGGAGAAGTTATCCTCGATTCGATGACAGGTAGTCTCATTGGTAAAGCAAAACTTGACGCTAAATTCAAAGGTATTAAGAGTGCAGAGATTGGCATCGGTGAAGAAGCAGTAAGCACAGATTTCCTCAAATTTGAGCCAAAACTAACGACACTAACTGTCACCAAACCAATGACAGTTACAGGCACTGGCACACTCACCTCAACATTGACAGGTGACTTTAAAAACACTATTACTGGTGCTATTACAAATACTATTACAGGTGCTATCACTACCACGCAGACTGGTGCATATACTAACACAATTACTGGTGCGACCACAGAAACAATTACAGGTGCATATAAGAAAACAATTACAGGTGCTACCAGTTTTGATGTTACTGGTGCATTTGATATCAAATCTTCTGGTGCTGTTAAGATTACAGGCACCACGGTGGACATCGATGGACCTTCAGGCATTAACCTAAATT